GCACCTGTTGCAAACAATATCCACGTAGTTGTAATTGACGAAGATGGTGATGTGTCTGGCACTCCAGGTACCATTCTTGAAGTTTTTGAAAATGTTAGTATCGTATCAACAGCAAAATCAGAATCTGGCGCAAGTAATTACTACAAAGATGTGATTAATTCTCTTTCAGCATATATATTTGCGACAGGTACCAACCAATCAATCGTGGACACTGCACCATTTACGGCTAGTTACACTTCATTAACTGGCGGAACTGATGGAACAGACGAGGCGAATGTGACTCTCGCAAATCTCGGAACAGGTTACGACCTATTCATTTCTCCTGAAGATGTGGACGTTTCACTTATTCTTCAAGGCAAAGCGGTACACGGCACAGATAGCGCTGGCGTAGCAAACTACATCATTGATAACATTTGTGAAGTCCGCAAAGATTGTATGGTATTCGTTTCACCAGCGTTTGCTGATGTTGTCAACAATCCTAACGGCGAAGTAGATGCGATTGTGGGTTACAGAGATGCTATCAATAGTTCTTCTTATGCGTTTATCGACTCGGGCTACAAATACCGTTACGACAAATACAATGACGTATATCGCTATACGCCTCTTAACGGCGACATCGCGGGTCTTACAGTTCGCACAGACGCAAATCGCGATCCATGGTTCTCACCAGCTGGATACAATCGTGGTATCATCAAGAATGTTGTTAAACTAGCGTTCAATCCAAACAAAGCGCAGCGCGATATTCTTTATGTCAAAGATATCAATCCAGTCATTACTCAGCCTGGACAAGGAACACTCTTGTTTGGCGATAAGACCGCATTGGGTAGATCAAGTGCGTTTGATCGTATTAACGTCCGTCGTCTCTTTATCGTTCTTGAAAAGGCAATCGCAAGAGCATCCAGATCAGCGCTATTTGAGTTCAATGATGAGTTCACAAGAGCGCAGTTCAAAAATCTAGTTGAACCATTCTTGCGTGACGTTCAAGGACGCCGTGGTATCTATGACTTCCGTGTAGTCTGCGATTCTACAAACAACACAGGCGAAGTAATTGACAGAAATGAGTTTATTGGTGATATTTACATTAAACCAGCCAAGTCAATCAACTTTATCCAACTCAACTTTGTTGCAGTTAGAACTGGTGTAGAGTTTGAAGAAATCGTCGGACAGTTCTAATAAATAGATAAAAAGGAGAGATAAAAATGGCGTTTAACATTAACGATATAAGAAGCCAACTAACATATGGAGGAGCGAAAGCATCGCTCTTCCAAGTGCAGATTTTTAACCCAGCCACGGGTGTTGCTGAAGCTGAACGTAAAACACCATTCATGGTAAAAGCGACTTCACTACCAGCATCAACATTAGGCATGATCGAAGTTCCATACTTCGGTCGCAAAGTAAAGATAGCTGGAGACAGAACATTCGAAGAGTGGAGCGTAACTGTTATCAACGACGAAGATTTCCTTATTCGTAACGCGATGGAGCAGTGGAGCGCAAGCGTTAATGCGCACCAGAGCAACATTTCAAGTTATGCTGGTCCCGCATCACTACAATACAAATCAACAGCGATTGTCACACAATTTTCTAAGGCAGGTGAACCTGTTCGTGAATACACTTTCAACGGAATATATCCGACAAGTGTTGCTGCAATTGAAATGGCGTGGGAAACAGTTGACCAGATTGAAGAGTTTCAAGTTACCTTCGCATACGACTGGTGGAGTGTGACTGGTGGTCTTACACGTAATAGTACCACTGAATAAATAGATATGAGGGGGATTAAGTTCCCCCTACTCTATTCACAAGGATAATATGAATGAATTTGTTTGGTTTCGAAATTAAAAGAAAAACTGAAGAAGGGTTAAAGTCCTTTGTCGAAAAGACAGATGACGATGGCGCTATTAATATATCATCTATGGGTGCTGCTGGAGGTGCTTATGGCACCTTTATTGATATGGAAGCCAACTCAAAGAATGAGGCAGAACTAGTTACAAAATATCGCAACATGGAAATGCACCCTGAAGTGCAAAAAGCCATTGACGATATTGTAAACGAATCGATTATCATAGATGATAAAAATTCGGTCGTTGAGGTCAATCTAGACAATGTGAAGTTGTCGGACAACATCAAAAAAAGAATTACGGAAGAGTTCAACTTGGCTTTAGAGTTGCTTGACTTTTCTAACAAAGGTTATGATATATTTCAGCGCTTTTATGTTGACGGAAGATTGCGTTTTCACGCAGTCATTGACGAAGGCAACGTGAGGGCTGGCATTCAAGAATTGCGTTATGTTGATCCTCGTAAACTTAGAAAAGTTCGCGAAATTGCAAACAAAAAAGATATGCAAACGCAGGTCATCACAAAGCAAACGAAAAACGAATACTACATTTACAGCGATAAAGGTTTCAATGCGTCTATGCCTGGAACAGCAAATCATAATGCTGATATCAAAGGCGTTAGAATTGCGAAAGATTCCATTGTAGAAGTGACTTCTGGTATTCTAAACGAGAACAATACACTCGTCCTTTCGCATATGCACAAAGCAATTAAGCCTCTTAACCAGTTGAAGATGCTTGAAGACGCGGTTGTTATCTATCGTATCTCCCGTGCGCCTGAGCGCAGAATTTTCTATATCGATGTGGGCAATCTACCTAAAATCAAAGCAGAACAATATCTGCGTGAAATGATGGTGAAACATAAGAACCGTCTTGTGTATGACGCCACGACTGGTGAAGTCCGTGATGATCGTAAACACATGACGATGCTTGAAGACTTCTGGTTGCCCCGCAGAGAAGGTGGCAAAGGGACAGAGATTACAACACTTACTGGTGGTCAAAATCTCGGTGAGATGGAAGATGTTATCTATTTTCAAAAGGCGTTGTATAGATCACTGAATGTTCCCTTGACCCGTATGGAAACAGAAAACGTTTTCGGTCTTGGTAAATCATCTGAAATTTCTCGTGATGAATTGAAGTTCAACAAATTTATCAAGCGTCTTCGCGCTAGGTTCTCTATTCTATTCGACCACATTCTAGAAAAGCAACTTGTTCTCAAGAATGTCATGACGATTGAAGAATGGCAAGAGATAAAGAATAAAATTCGATACGACTTCCAAGAAGACAATCATTTTACCGAACTTAAAGAAGGTGAAATTCTTAGAGAAAGATTGCAGTCGCTTGACGCTATCCAAAACTATGTTGGTGATTACTATTCCAAAGAGTGGGTTCGTAAAAATATTCTAAGAATGTCTGATGACGATATCGAAGAAATGAAAGAACAAATGGCTACGGAAAAAGAAGAAGAGCCTGAAGAGGATGACGATGAGGAACAGCAACAGCAGCCTCCTGCGCCACAGCCAGTGACGATTGTGGAGCCTCCAAAAGAAGCTGTTCCTAAGCCTGAACCTAAGCCACCAGCTAAACCCAAAAAAGATGAACAACAATAATTATATAAATAATTGAAAGGAAATACTATGGAAAATTTAACTATTGCGGATATCATTAAGAGCGCGTTTGAAGGCAAACCAGCAGACGCACAAACAGCTTTTAATTCTGCTATTAAAGATAAAATGGCCGCAGCCCTTGATTCGAAAAGATATGAAATTGCCCAGAGCATGTATGGCGACCCTGAAGAAGATTCAGAAGTTGACGCCGACAATGATTATGAGGATACAGATTTAGATAACTTAGATTTAGAGGACCAATCAGATGAAGACGTTTAAACAAATCATCAGCGAAGTTGCCGAACCACTTGGCGATGACGAAAAGCGTTTCAAGGCAAAGCATGTGATCCAAAAGATCGATCATCCTGTTGCCGATGAAAATCAGTTCACAGCTAAAAACACCAAAAAAGACAAGTCAAAAATTTCTGGCTACAAAAACGGAGATGATGAAGTCGTTTATGAAGAAAAGACAATGACTTGCGAAGACTGCGGTGAAGAATACGATTCTGACGGCGAGTGTGATTGTGAAGATGATGATGAAGAAGAAGATGACGATCTTGATGAAGCAACTTTGACCGATACCGAAAAGAAAAAGAGAGAACACATCGTAACTGGCATGAAGAAGTCGGAAGCTGATCTAAAGGCGCGTTATGGCGACAAGTGGAAATCTTTGATGTATGCGACTGCGACAAAACACGCATTACATTCTGAAGCCAAAAAAGCAAAGCCTGGTAATAATGCTGCGGTAATGGCAAAAAATATCGGTAAAGTTCTTTCAGCGGTAAAGAAAGAAGAAGCAGAACATATTGATGAAATTTCACGCGACCTAGCCCGTAACTATATTGGCAAAGTGGCAGATAAGAAAAACACAGGTGAAGCATCGCCAAAAGAAGTGGCAAAAAGATCAGCCGGTGTTGCTTTAGCTGGTAAAAAGGCATACGACATTGGTGGTAAAGCTAAAGTGAAAGCCACAGAATCAGTCGACCTTGATGAAGGTGAAGATTTTAAAAAAAGACAATCCGTAGCTGGTCTCAAAAAAATGATTGATGATCATGACAATAGAGCAAAAACAACAACTTCCCCTTTAAAGAAAGATCATCACAGAAAAATGTCGCAACAATTGCGTGACCAATTGGCCGACATGAAAGAAGAAGTTGACCTTGATGAGGCGTTCAAAGCAGGTACAATGAAACTGAATGACGGATCATCTGTAACTCTTACGAACGAATCATCAAATGCTTTGAACACTCTATTCAATCAATTGACTTCGACAAATAAAACAAAAATGGAACAGAGATTGATGTCTGGTTCAAAAGGCTTCAATGAAATTCTAGCATTTGCAAAGGAAGTATAATGGTCGATATTCCATTAAAATTAATAGGGGAACAAGTGTCTGTCACGACTCCTACTACTCTTAACAATGCGGGTCTTTTTAGAGTTTACGCACCAGCAGATGTATTAGTGACTATAAGAACTTCTGCAAATACCGTATTGGGTACTATGACGATGCCAGCTGGCGCATATGAAATTATCACTAAAGATTATGATGAAACTGTTGGCGCGAATACAGCACTTCTTTGCACCCCGTTGGCTTGGAGATAAAAATGCTTTTAATTCGCGAAGTAACCGAAGAAGTTCAATATATCACAGAAGCCAAAGAAAATGGAGCCAAGCAATACTTCATTGAAGGCATCTTTATGCAAGGCGATTTGAAGAACCGTAATGGCAGAATTTATCCATCTGAAGTAATTGCAAAAGAAGTTGGTCGTTACAACGAACAATTTATTGCGAAGAAAAGAGCGTTTGGTGAATTGGGTCATCCAGAAGGTCCAGCCATCAATCTAGACCGAGTTTCGCACATGATTACCGATTTGCGTCAAGAAGGTTCAAACTTTTTGGGCAAAGCGAAAATTCTAGACACTCCTATGGGTAAAGTAGTCAAGAATCTTATGGACGAAGGCGCTACTCTAGGCGTCTCATCTCGCGGTATGGGTTCTATGAAAGCCAACAAGCAAGGTATCATGGAAGTTCAAAACGACTTTATGCTTGCTACTGCGGGCGATATTGTTGCTGATCCGTCAGCACCACAAGCGTTCATGCGCGGTATCATGGAAGGCACACAATGGATTTATGATGTTGCTTCTGGCACATGGCGATCACAAGATACAGTAGAACAAATCCACGAAGAAGCAAAACATATGACCTCAAAAGAATTAGAAGAGAATGCACATCGTCTGTTTACCAGATTTATGAAGTCTCTATAAGCGAGTAATATAGTTTTATAAATAACATTACATACAAAAGTGAAATTCATTTCAAAGGAGAAAACTATGTCAGAGATAGAATTAAATCAGCTAGACGAACTTAAAGCCGATGGCGAAGATTCATCTACTAATGATCCAGTAACAG